TCACCTCCTACGCGTTACGGTGTTTCAGAGCCTTACGCAATCTCTGAACTTACCTCGGTATTAACGTTTCAGTCTTCACCGATTTTGCTCGATTTGAGTCTTGAAGATTCCTCTTCAGCTCGGCAGAATAATTTATAAATATCGTATTTTCTTTGCAAATATATTGTAGCGTGCTCGTACAATATTCTAGCAACTTTTCTGGCTTTAGTGCTATTATAGTCTAAGCATTTTGTATCAGCCTCTTCTTTTCCTCCAGAAGATTTATTAATAGAACCTTTTATGCCAATCATATTTTGAGTACCTCTTAAAAAATGTTCAGTACCAACTATATTTAATCTAAAATATCGATGTTTACCATTATATATTCCTAATACACCATCACCATCACAATATCCACGTATAAAATCTATAACAAGGTTTTTATTTTTAAATACATCTATACTTGGAAATTCTAATATATTAGATTTATTTGGAACGCATCCTTTTTCTTTAAGTTGTTCTCAAAAGTGTTTATTTGCCACAGTTAATCTACAAATAGTTGACTTATATTTTTTATGTACGTATTCTGTAATATTATTTTCTGTTCCCAAAAACTTTTTAAATTTTTCTAAATGAGCTAGATCTTTTTTACTCAATGCTAATCCAACTACATTTCTTTTGGATGATATATATCCATCTGCAAATAAAAAACCAAGTCAGTATGCTTTTTCTTCTGTATCAATATTATCAAATACATTTATATTAAATAAAAACTTTGTATCTGTAGTTTTTACTTCAATCCCTCTGCTTTTAATATATTTTGATAAAGTAGAAGTTGCTATTTTATATTCTTTTGATAATTTAGTAATACTTCTTTCTCTTTCGGGAATTTCTAAATATTTATCAACAACATCATTTACATATTTTACATATTCATTTCTATCCATAGCTACTGTTCTAATATTAATTATACGTTATTTATTTATCGACCCGTGCCCAAAAATATACGAGTACCTAGGTGGAAACCTCCCAATTCAACTAGAGCATTTCCTTTAATTCAACTTTGTGCTAAAATTTTGTTTGATCCTGCCTCTTCATAGACTAGACGATCTAGACGAGGCCCTCTCACTTTATCTGATGTATTAGCGATAACACATGTTATCATAGACATTCAACCTTTCTCTGTACCATCTACTGTAACCATAGAAGCTTTTTTGGTATCATCATTATTATACTTTTGTCTAATATGCCGTAAGCCCCCAGAAGTATTTAAATTTAGTCAGTCTAATTGAAACCAACATTTTTGTTTTAATCCAGATAACTTTATATCGTCAAATGCCGTCAACATTACATTATAACCACGTTTAGTAGTATATGGCCTTACCGCCATCGACGCAGTCATCTCACTTCATCCAACACCCCTGGATTTTAGAGCTCCTACGTCTTTATGAAGTTTTTCAGCCATTTCAACATAATGAAACCATTCGTATTGTTTAGCAATAAAACTTGGAAAACTTTCTAATCGACCTTCACCACCAATAGCCTTTTCGTTTATAACTTGCATTCGATAGAAGTTTAAGAAAAAGAAGTGATCTCCAGTGACTCTATATTTACCAACTTGATAGCCATTATTGCATTTGTCAATTACATCATTTCAAAAGTCTCTGTAAGGTTTACTATTTACTGGGAATTCCATATATTTTCCAGATCTTTCGTAAACTTCTGCTAAATATCTAAATGGTTCTGGATCAAAGTCTAAACTTTTCTCCATTGTTAATGGTCTATACCCAGTTAATTCATAGGATAATTCTGGATCAAAATATTTTATTTCTTCAGTAATAGGTACGTCTCATTCTTCATCTGGACGTTCGTGATGTCACTCGTATTTTTCTTGTATTACTGTATGTACTTCTGGATTCTCCGGATCTGTTAAATTAAATAACTTTTCTTTAAGCTCCTCTTCTCAACGTTCGCTAAACGAAATTAGTTTATTTTCTCGTTCTTCTTTTTCTAAAGGAGTCTCTAAACGTTCTTTTTTGCTCATAATTAACTATCACGATAACCGAGAGCAACATCACCTCGTACAGAATTTCCAGAAGTAGCAAGATTTTTCTTATGCTTAATTTCTAATGCCTGAAGTTGATCACGCATTTTATCAATGCTCGCAATACTATCAAAAATCTCTTTAGGTTTATATAATAACCTACCCTCTTCATCTACATCTTCTTCATAATCTATATTATCTAACCATATTTGTAGTTTAAATAGATTATTTAATGAAGTTTTTATTAGTGATAGAATAGGATCGGAGTCTTGTATTTCTTTATACTTTCTGAACGCAGCAAGAAAAGTTTCGTCTTTTAACATATCTTCAGTCATACCAGAATCTGCTAATGCAGCTGTATGTTTCTCACTCTCTTTATATTGGAAATATGGAGATTTAAAGTCAAGAACTAAATAAATATAAGTTAGTTCTTTAAAGGCTCTTAATCTTAACTTTCCAGTCTTATCTTCCTTGCATTTATTGCGTCCTTGATCTCATAAATCCGCAAATTCTTTCACTAATAATATACTATACTCATCTATTTCTAATGAGTTTGTACTATTATTAAATATAAAGAATTGCATACTATTTCTTTTTTAGTTTAGCTATATCTTTTTTATGTTTAGCTTTCAAATCACTCATTTCTTTAGAAGCCTTAGCTCCTGCTTTTTCTGAGTCTTTAATATATTTCTTATTAACTTCGTTTTCTTTAGCTAGTTTACCACCGTCTTTTTGATATTTTACGCGATTCCACGCAGCACTTATTCCTGCATATCGATTTCGTCTATTAATAGCTCTACCGGCTTGACGTCTACTAACTCCGGGATTTTGTTTCATGTATTCTGCTACAGCTTGTTCTCACGCAGATGGTATTGCTGTTTCATTCTGTGAAGCGGTATTACTTAATGATGCTAAATATGCCAAATGGGCAGCTCTTTCTGTATCAGGCAGTGAAGTTCCTTGTATGGTATTGATTTCAGGATAAGATACAACATTTGAATCTAACCAGGTTCTTGTCGGTTCTTCTACAACTTTAACAGGAGGTTCTGTCATTAACGGTTGTATATTATAAACAGGTTCTGTTTCAACTCTTTTAACTCTAGGCGTTACAGTAGTATTAACAGCAACTGGAGCAATTTTAACAAAGTCTGCAGTCGACGGAGTTTTAACTACTATTGGAGTAACCTGATCTGACCAACTAATAGGAATATTAGTATCTATTTTAGACATTTCAGGAAGTTCTATTCTTTGAGCTTGTTGCCCAGCAATTATATTGCGTGCAGCTTCTCGCATTTCTTTTCCTTTATAACCTTGAGCTTTTAAACCTAATTTGGCGTTTTGATATGCTAATCTAGCTTGTTTTTTATTATAGCCTTTATTTTTTTGTGCAGCTTCTAAAGCTTCACGTCTCGTTAATCCACCATTTTGAAGTTTCTGTAAATAATCAAATTTACCACCTTCTTTAAACATAGAAGTTTGTTTTTGCATATACTGCATAATAGCTTCTTTGTTTTGTTGGAAAATACCAATTACAGCTTGTTTTAAATCTTTATTAGTAGTAACTAATTCAACAGCTTTATTTGGATCACTTTTGATAGCGGATACCAATTCATCAGGAAAATCTGCTCCAGCTTCTTTAAAAGCTTGTTGATATATTTCTGGAACTGCAGCGAAAGTCTCAATAGCTTGCTGCTCTAATTCATTATCCATTATATTAAACGTGTATTAAATCTTTGGTTGAAAAGATAGCTTCTTGTAATCTATTTTCTTTATCAAACCATCTAGTTTTAATCCCAATAAAGATAGATTCGTTTTCTGAAGAGTGTCTTGATATATTTTTAGTTACTTTTTCAATAACATACATAATAGGAGCATCTTCAAAATGTCTAACTTTTACTTTATCTCCAGGATTAAAAAATATTTTTTCATTTTCGTTAATCATTGTTTTTTACCATTCTACATATAATATTTTGTTCAGTAATAGCTCTATAACCTTTGTTTCTAAAAGGAACTGGAACAGAAGTAAAAGTAGATATAAAGATATCTTCTCCTACCTGAACATTCTTACAACCAGGACCAACTGCAATAACTTTAGCACATACAATTCCTGGTTCATTTTCTTCAGTTTCACCACTATCGCTAGATTTATGTGTTTTAGATTCAATTCCAAAAATAAAACCATTTTCAGAAGTTTCTATATAGCGATATGGATTTTCTTCATAAAACTTAACGATTACATTAGTATTACAAGGAACTATCTCTACTTCTTCATTATTAATATTCTTTAGATTATTTTCTAAAATATTTTGACCAATATTCATATTATCATTTATTTAAAGGACAAACTTCATTTGCTACTCTCAATTTACTGGATAGAATGCACGAACAAACTGAA